GATAAACCCCCAGTATAAATTATTTCTTTTGCCTGGAGGACCAATTCATCAGTTAGCCTGTAATCTCTTTGCAATAGATTTTCGTGTTTCAATGTTTTCTTTTTTGAGTTTTTCATACAAATTTATAATTTCATTGGGATTTGTCTTTGCTAAAAAACAAATCTGATAGAAATCTTTACTACCAATATAATCTTGTGATTTTTTTATAAAATTTTTTTTAACTTTTTCGGATTGATCTAATATTCCCAAAGCATCACATAGAGCTCTGTGAAGTATGGCTCTGTATAAATAAACTAATCTGTTTATGGGTGTTTGTTCTACTAATTCTTTTAGATCGTACATATCCGATATTGTGTTAAGACACTTCTATCGGTTGTTAGGATAATATATTTTCTTAAATGTGTCGCAATAAGAACAAAACTAGAACATCAATTTTTTCTTTTAGGATTCCAAAAATCATCTAAACTTTCTAAACCCTCTTGTAATTTACTTAAATTGACAACTTTTTCATCATCTAGGACTACTCTTCTCACTTCTTTTGCATTATTTCGACAAGATTGTAGAGCTTTTAAGTATAAATCTTTAAAATGTAGGTATAACATTCGGTTATCATGGTGTCCCATAGAGTTCACAATGTCATTAATTGTACTTGTAATGTTTGGATTACCTTGACCAATCGAGTGAAAAACAGCTAATTTTTGACCTGCTGCAAATAAAACTAAATTTTTATCTTTATTCCAGGGACATAATTGCTCTTTTTGATACAATTTATCGAGCTCTGATTTATATAATTTTTGTAAAACTCTAGGACCTTTACCAATAGGTTCTAATTTCATTAAACAATTATCAGCAAGTCTTTCAAGCAAACCTTTATCTAATTCTCTTAGTTTAGCTGCACCATAGTCAACTTGTGTGTGTTTTTTCAAATCTTTTTTCCCTTTTTATCGTAGTAAACAAGGTCTTTTGCAAAACCCATGTCGTAAACAAATTGATGTTTCCCATCTATAAACCCATTGTATTTGTGATCTTTGCCTAGGTCGTTTAAACTTCTGATTTGCTGTTCCCCAAGCTGTATGTCTTCGTCAATTCTATCTCCATTTAACCAAGAAGAGACATGAGGGTAAAATTTAGGGTCATTAACAGTAGAGATTAAAAAATTATAATTCTCAACTACCTTTTTTTTATCCTCCTCACTTAATTTGTTAAATGATGTAAAGGCTTTGCTTTTACTTCCTGGTCTTACAGTTAATTCTTTCCAAACTTTTTCAAATTCTTCAGTATATTTAGTTTTATTAGGTATAGGTTTAGGTATAGGTATAGGTGGTTCACTTTCGTTTAAGTTTTGATTAGGTTTTGATTGACCACCTTTTTTCCCTGCATTACTTTGACTAATAAAATTACCATTAACCCTAACCCACTCTAACCATTGAGCTTTTTGAAAATAACAATTTCCTTTTAAATCAAGATAATTTTCTTCAATGTAATTTCTAGTATTTATAGAGAAATTTTTTGTGTCATTTAAAACATCATTAATAAATATTTTAAATTTATTATAGGGAGTAAAATATCTATCTAATATTTTATAAACTTTTTCTTGTGTTTTCTCGTCATATGCTTTTGTAATTTCAAAAATATCTTCCTCAATATTGCATAACATGGCTTTATTTTCCCAAGCATAGAAAAGTAATCTAACATAAATTCCAATATTTTCATTTGAAAGATTAACAGTATTGGCAATAAAATCATTAACTCTTACTGGTTTTGAAAATATTTTAGTCATAGGTCCACCAAGGGAGTGTAAGCTCTAGCTTTATAATCGGTTATCTTTAAATAACCTTTAAATTGTAAAACTCTAAGTAAGTTCCAAATTGAGCCTGTTGAATTATAATTTAAAAATTCTTTTAACTCTCTCACAGTAGGAGAAATTTTATTATCATTGTATCTACGATAAATTTCTTGATACATGTGGTGTTGAACAGGTGTTAAAGGCATAGGTTTCATAATTTAAAAAGGGGGGTAACAATTATTAGAAAACCCCCCTCATTCCGAAGAAGCACCAAATAAAGTTTGACCGACTTAATTTGGAAGAGCCTAATTGCTCTGCTATAAAAATATTCTAGGAAAACATTTTAGTCAAGAAAAAACTGAATAATTAAGAAAATACTGAATTATTTATAATTACTCTAAATCTATTATAATATTCTCAGCGTCTAGCGAAATATCCATTGTTGTTATAGGATATATCTCATCAAATAATATTTTTTCATGTCCTTCATAAGTTGGTGTCCAATAAAATTGTTTGGGGTTATAAAATCCTGCACGATAAGTATAACCTAAATATTGTTGACCTTTGATAACACCTTTACCTAAAACCTCATGAGGAATAACCATCCAGTAATAATTTTTACCTTTAATTTTAAGCAAGCAATGTCGCCACAATAAGTGATCGGGTTTTTCCACGTCCCAATTTTTTTTAGATAAATCAAATAAAGTTATTCTTTGTTGTCTTACTTTAAGGTCAGTAAAAGTATTTTTATTTTCTTTTTCGGTTTTATGATAAGAGGTATTGCTTGGAGTTGATAAAATTGCTCTAATGTTTCTATTTAAGTTAACCCAATTAGGAAAATATACAGCTTTTGCGCTACTTTCAAAAAGATTTGTAGTTTCAAATCTACCTTCAGTATGGTTCCACTCTAAAACTATTCTAATTTTACTAATCTCAGGATTAACAAAATTACCTAATGAAATTTCTTGTTTTTTTTCATCGCCTATAACTCTCAATAATTCTTTTAATTGAAATAGTTTTATTGCGTCAGGTTTATTAGGTGGTGTTGGTGTATCTAAATCATACATTGTTTGAATACTAATTTTACCATAACCATTAGGAGGATTTTTAGTTCTTTTAGAAATTTCAGATTTAGACAATCCAGAATTATTAACTAAATCCCTAAGCTTATCTTTTTCAAATTGTTTATTAATTAATGGCACTATCATATCTTATGAATAATTACCTATATATCAAGACAAAATGAGCGTAAACAACTATTTTCAGTTTTTTCTTGATTTCTTATAAAAGCTGAAATATTAGTAATTTTTATAAAAATATGTCAAATATGCAATTTAAGACACAAAATAAGTTAATTTTGTCTTTAACAAGAACTTCTAAAAACTATGGGGGTTTTTTAGCCCCCTTTGATTTCATATTTTCTCCTAAAAATAAAAAGCTGAAGTCATATGTTTAAGACAATTTTATTAATAGGAAGTGGGGTATTTTTGGGACTTGTACTCTGCTTCCTATTTCGAAAAAAGAGGAGGTTAGAAGATGTTGGTAGTGAAAAATATATTGCGTTGGCTCTTTCCAAAACAGATGAAATCCACAACTTTAGAGAAAACAGAAGACCATGAATATTATGAAAAATACATAGATCATCAAATGCAAGAACATATTGATGATAATGAAATGTTACGTTGGGAGGGGGAAGAAGTTCCTCTCCATGAATTAAAAAAGGGAAAGAAAAATGACAGTAATTAGTTTGATGGATAAGTTAGATACAGGACTTCACTTAGGTATGGTTAAACAATTAGTTAAAGCCATTACTGATCTTAGAAAAGAAGTAAAAGATTTAAAAGCAAAAGTACAAAAACTTGAAGACATGGATAACGAAACTCTTCGTAATGATCTTAATAAAATAGTGAAAGAAATAAGAGAGGAGCAATAATGAAAAGTACAATGGGTACAATAGGTTTGAAAGGCACTAATGAAAGAAACATTTTTGAATTTTTAAGAAAAAAAAATTACAGAGATAAAGGTATTCTTCCTTTAGATGCAGATAATAAACACAATCCTAAATTTACTAAAAAAATTAAATCTAAAAGATTACTAAAAAAATTAAAGGAGCAACGTGCCAACAATTAGATATGCATTACAAGATGGTACTGCTGTCACAGGCACAACCACTATTATAAGTGAATTTAAAAACCCTGGACCTCTTTTAAATTGGACTTACAAAATTGGTTTTGAGTCTGGCAAAAATCAACAGCTACAAGATTTGAATATGGAACATGGCCCTATTCAACATTGGACAGATTTACGAGACACAGCAGGAGACCAGGGAACTTTAATTCACGATTATGCAGAAAAACATATTTTAGGCGAAATTTATGAAATGCCTAGTGATGAAATAGTTTTAGCTGCACATTTAAAATTTAAAGAATGGTGGTCTCAACAAGATTATAAAGTTGAGTGGACAGAAAAAAATATGGTTTCTGAAAAACTAAAATATGGGGGGTGCCCTGATGTTTTAGCAATTCAAGAAAGCGATCATTTTGCTAAAGTCTTAATAGACTTCAAAACAGGTAAAGCAATTTACCCAGAAACAATTTTGCAAATGGGCGCATATGATAATCTAATACATGAAACACAAGGATTTCATTGTGATAAAGCAATCATAGTACGCATACCAAAAGACAATCGTAAAATAGAAACAAAGATTTTCTCTTCTTCGCAGTTGAAGTTGGGATTTAAACAGTTTGATTTGTTGCGTAAGGCACACATCAATAATTTCAAATTAAAAAAAATATTTGAAAAAAGGAAAAGGAAGAAATAATGAATGATTACGCACCCTTAACAGGTACAGTTAAAGAAAAATACCAAACAGGAAAAGGTAAACATGGTCTTATTATAGATTGTGATAACCCTGCTTTTAAATATCCCATTAAAGGATATGATGGAACTTATGGAGCTACTTTAGGTTTAAATGTTTTTCAAGTTGGCGATAAAGTTGAGTTTAAGTTTGAAAAAACTGATTTTGGCACAACTTTAACACAATGCACTATTCAAGGTGGACATGGTTCACAAGAAGATACAAGTTTTAATCATGGTGCTAATGTTGAAAATAGAGCTGATGAAGAAAGAGTAATAAGTTCACAACCTGTTGTTAGTTCTACTAACAATGATATGGACATGTACTTACAAGCTGTTGATACAGCTTATGATAAATCTCAAAAATTTAATAATTTAAGAAATTTAGATGGAGAGAATTTACGAGCAGTTTGTATCGGTGCTGCAATTCAACATATGCGAAGTAATGGAAGATGATAAGTTATTTAAACATCTTAACGGAATTTGCATTGAAATGAAATATATTTGGCCAACAATGAGAAAAGATATGAATGAAATCATCGAAGGTAAACGAGAAATATCGGAAGTATATTCGAAACCAAGAGTGTTGCATGTGTCAAACCCCTCCCCAATCACAAGCACATCACATAACTGTGAGGAAAAGATTGAAGGACAAAGCAGGAATGGGAGCGAAAGTGCCAGACAACCAGAACCTAATACCATTGTGTCCGAGTTGCCACTTGTTCGATCTGCACCGAGTGGGAGAGAAAAGGTATTGGCAAAGAAAAAAGGCAGACCCCCACGAAATAGCCAATTATTATTGGCAGGAGTTTCAAAAGTTAAATGCGTAATGCAACATAGTAAATACTGTTTAGAATATTTTATTCCTGAAGGTAAATTTAATAAAATATGTAAAAATTGTAAACAGACTCACATGTTTAGGAGTGCAGTATGAAAATATACACTCAAAGAATTAGTCAAACTTTAGCAGAACAAATATCACAAACTTATTATGGAAATGTTGTAACAAGCAAAGTCAAAGAAGATATTATTATTTGTCGTACATATAGTGCTGAAACTTTAGAAAAATCTACAGAAGAAGTATTTAGTAAAACAAGTTATGAAAAGATAGTTCGTCTTTTATATGATTCTGATACTGAATTTAGTCCTGTAACCGAATGGTTTAAAAAAGATAAACCAGAATTAGAAGCAAGTGAATTTTACACACCAGAGGTTAAAAGTGAAAACAACAGTAGTTAAAAAATTATGGCAAGGCAGATATGTTTCTGTCAAAGATTATGAAATTAAGTCTGCTATTAGACAAGGTGGTCTTCGGATAACCCATAATAACGAGGTTATGGAACTAAACCCAGAAGAATTAAGCCATTTAAAGCCTAATAATAACGTCATACAATCACAATTTAAAGGAAGTTATCAATTAGTCGATATTACCTGGAAACCTCTCACAGAGGAGCCAAAACAAGGAAAATTACTATGAATAGACCACTAATGAAAACAAATGAGGTTTGTTGGGAATTAAATATTTCAAGGCCTACTTTGATTAAAAGAATCAAAGATGGTATAATTGAATGTACGAAATATGGAAGAGATTATCGTTTTAATCCTGACCATATTCAAGATTTGAAGGAGGGAAAAAAATGGGGATATACAAAACCAAAAGGTCGCCCTATTGGCAAGGAAGAGTCAAAGTACGAGGACAGTTACTTAGAACAAGTTTCGGCACAACTAAAAAAGTAGATGCTAAAAAATTATTTGATAAGTGGGCAACAGAAACAAGAGAGCGAAAAACTAAATACGCAAAAGAAAAAAAACCTATAAAGGTACCACATTTATTTGCATTATATTTTATTTTTCAAAAAACCAAATTTGTAGATCATCAAGAACCAAAAGTTTCAGAAGATAATTTTAAATACACACAAAACAGATGGATAGATTTTCTAGGAAGTAATTCTTATGTTCACGATCTTAATTTAGATAGTTTGTTAGATGATTATAAAATAGCAGCTAAAAACAGAAAAGTTCGTTATAGAAAAAAAAGAGGTGTTTCAAATAAAACTATAAATATTGAGCTTGGTTTTTTAAGAGCTGCTTATAAGTATGCGAAAAAAAGAAAAGAATTCCTTTTATGTGAAGAACCAGAATGGATAGATTTTCAAGAAGAAGTAGAAGAAACTAAAGGAAAAGGCATGTCTCCTGAAAACAATGCTTTATTAATAGCAAATAGTAAACCACATGCTCAAAATTGTGAATATTTTCGTTCAATTACTGGTTTAAGAAAAGGCAATCAAATGAATTTAAAAACTGATATGATTGATTGGGAAGAAATGATAATTACTTTTAAACAAAAAGGTAATAGGACTTTTGAATTACCTATAACTCCTTCTATTGAAAACTTTTTAAAAGGTGGAAAAATTTATGATCATGAAAGTGATGAAAATCATATGGCTAGAGTTAAAGAATTAAACTTAACTAAACCTGGTAATGTTTTTTTATATAAAGGCAAACCATTTAAAAGTATTAGAAAAACACATACAACTAGCCAAAAAAACTTAGGTTTTACAAAAATCTATAATGAGCATTCCTCTAGGCATACTGTAGGAAAAATAGTAGGAAAATTATCTGGTAGAGATAGAGTAATGAAAACATTAGGTCATTCAAATATTAAGACTTCAAAGATATATGATGACTCTGATTTAGAAGTTAGAGAACAAGAACTAAAAAAAATTGGGGACATGGTATCTACAATGGTATCTACAATGCAAAAAGGGAAAACAGATATCTCTCAAAAATGACAGAATATATGGTCGGGGAGAAAGGATTCGAACCTTCGACCCCCTGGTCCCAAACTTGGCGTAGCATATTTCTACAAATAAAAAAAGACCCCAGAAGTGTTTAGTTTCTGGGGTTTTCTTATAGTGTAACGGCTTGTTACAAATTAATGTTTTATAGTAATTTATAGTAAATTATGAACAGTAGGTATCTAACTTGGTATCTAACTATCCTAACTTCATTTCTTGTTTCATTGTACTATTCTCTTGTATCAATAACTGACACTTTAAACGTAAACCTTCATAGTCAGCATATGCGCTCTCTGTCTGCATTTCTGCTTGATCTATGAGGGTATCTATCTCTGCATACTCTATATGAGTACGAGCTCTCATTTTTGCGTCTTCAACAGTACATTTTTCAGCCTGTCTAAACTCTAAATATAATTTTGCTTCTATTCTTTTTTTCTGACGTTCTAAGCTATCGTAGGCAGCTTTAGACTCCCCATATGCTTTTCTAGTTCTTGTTAATTCTGATGAAATAAACTCTTTATCAAACCGAAGGGGGTTCCATTGGTTCATAGGTCCTCTACATATTGTCAATTATCCATGCTTTTAATTCGGAACGAGTGAGTAATTCTGTGATGAAATTCCCATAGGAATTTACAACAGTTTCTTCTTCTTTTTCTTTAAGAAGATATTGGTAATATCCAACATGCAACATTTCATGGATAACTACGTTTAATGCGTCTGCACCACCACGTAAAATAATATCTTCATCTAAATAGATTTTATAAGGGGGCTTTCCAACGAAGGCCCCCTGTGATTCTGAAACCTCATAACTAATGTCATGTGGTATAGTAATTAATTCTACCTTAAAAGCTCCTACAGAAACTACAGAAGGTAGCTTAACTTTTTTCATTTAAGTACCTATTTTTTTTTGTGTTATTTTATGTGCTTCTGTAAAAGTTTTTCCATTCTTCATTAATTTTATCATCATAGCCATATGTTTTGGAGTGTGATGTTTAGAATGTTTTTTTAAAGTTAATTCTTGTCTTTTTGTAAAAGACATTAGTATCTAGGTTTTCTTGGTTTCTTTTTTAGCATTTTTCTTTTCCTTTTTTTTAATTATAAAAGGTGTATCGGTGCACTTACCAATAATAAATGCACCAGATAACACATCTACAATTCTTTTTAATTCTTCGTTATTCAATTAAATTGCACCAATTACAAAAAGAACGATTACAGCTACAATACCTGCTTTAACCCAATCCTTTACACCCCATGAACTCCATTCTTTTAAATGGTCCCATAAGTCTTGTAGTAATTTCATATTACCTCCTATTTTTTACCCATAAATTGTTTAGCTCCACGTAGTCCAAATACACTTGCTATCATTGCACTAACAGCAGCCTTGTACCACGTAGGGCATTTATCAAGGGCTTCAAAACCTCTTGAAACTATTTCTTCGCAACCAGGTATGAACGCAAGAATTAGGGGTATTGAGAACAGCATGGTAAGCCACTCATCTTTAAAACTATCTTTTCCACCTTTAATTGCTTCTATGTCAAATTGAATTTCTCCATTAATTTGTTTTTCCATCAACGAAGTTTTTGCTTTTATTTCAGTTAATTTTTGTACTGATTTAGCTTTCTTAGTTTCTACATAGCCACCTACTGCATCTTTAACAATACTAGCAACAGGTCCTAAAAGTAAATTAATCATTTATGTTTCTCCACGACTTTAATTAAAGCATCGCATCTTCCAGGGGTTTGTTCAGCCCACAAACTATTTTTCATTTCTAGGCAACTTGTGGCATAATCTTTCTTTTCTAATGCTGCTCTAAAATTTTTAAACTTAAACAAACGACTTCCTAATTGAAAAGCCATTTCAATACATACACCAAAAATATCTGCATGATGTTTGTCTGGGTCATACAAAAAAGTTTTGGCTAAATCAAATGCGTCATTAAAATCTTGATTAAAAACTTTTTCTGCTTCTTCTTTACTATATTCTATACCTTCTTCGTAAGGGTCTCCTACATCACATAAATGGCCATAAAATATTGTTCGATTACCAAGATGATCTAGGTACACTTTATTTCTATAACCTTCGTGTTCTTTAATTCTATTTTTAATTTCTTCAATCAATCTGTTCCTCCAATTTTTTCTTGTTCCAATTCTTCTTCTTTTAAAATGTATTTAAACTTTTCTAAGTATATAATTGCATCTGCAAGTTCCTCTTGCGCATCATCTATCCAGGCTATTGTAGGTTTTTTAGATTGCAACATAGTGCAACCAAATTTTTTTATTCCTGCATCAGATCGTTTAGCAATACGATCAATAACACCTTGAACTAATTTATCTTTTGTTTTCATATCCTGCCTATCCAACGATTACCTTTTTCTAAAACCATAGGAATTAAATTAGGTATTCCGTCTTCTATATAAGCGCAGCCAAGTATGGGTCTTCGGATATTTACTCTTGAATAAGCAAAAGCTAGGGAGTCTTTATCAATTAAACAACCTACGGACAATCCCCATTTAAGAGCTTCTGGGGAAGACCAATATTTAATTTGAAAGTCTGTATGATAATGACCTTGAATAAAATTCATACCAATAGACATGGAAGATTTTAATGGGTCCTTATTCATATTATGAACAAAGTAATAACTTCCATACTTATCATGTAAGATAAGTTTATCGTGCCATTTCCAATTCTTTTTATTAACGTCAAGAATATCTGCGTAATCTTTTATAATGTAGTCAGGTAGTCCATGATATTTTCTTTTACGAAACACCAGGGAACCATGATTAGAATGAAGTAAATCCATTTTTGGAAATAACTTTTCTAATTTTTTTATATCTTCTCTTGCCCTCAGCAGCTCTTGAGTAGCATTATCAAGATCAGGGTCTTTGTCATGGAATGAAATCGCATGATAATCAACTTCGTCTCCTATGTTTACAACTCTGTCTGGCTTTAACCAGGACTTAACAGCTTTTAAAAAAGGTAAACTGTCTTTGTGCGCATAGGGATAGTGAAGGTCCGAAATTATTAAAGTCTTCATATAACGTCCTTTTTAGGGGGGTACTAATGGTCAAGGAAGGTCAGTTTTCTTCTTCTACGTTGAGATATGAGCTTGTTTTTAATCCATTAATCGGAAAAAAGTATAGATTGCTCCTAAAATACCACCAATAAACAATGCAACCTTTAATCCACCAATACCCATGTTGGAAGTTTGATTAAGGTCCCTTATTTGTTTTTGCATTATAGTAATATCTTCACGAATATATTTTACGTCAGTTTTTAATTCAGCTACATCTTTTTCCCAATTAGACATCTTGACCTTTCGCTATTAAAAATATTTCAGGATATTCTCTTAATAAATAATCTACTGTTTTTTTTATCTTGTTTGTGTAATCTTTATCTAATGCGAAAGTATGCAAAGTATTAATTATTTCATCAAGATTAACATTTTGTGTAACTGTTTCTTTATTTTTAACTTTTCTATATTCTTCAAATTGTGTTCCAGTATTAAGTAAAGTGATGTAATCAGCAACACTCTCACATTTTCTTCCATACTTTCTAAGAAGAATATTACTATCAAGTGCTTTGATGTGTGGCTTTGTATTATCAGTTTCTATCATTCCATAGAAATTATTACCTAACCTAGCAAATCTTGATTCTCCCCAATTAGACTCTAAAGTTGCTTGAGCTACAGAAACAACAACGATTGCTCTGTATTGAGGTGGAATAGCTGTATTAAAATGAACAGTACAATCTGTTATACCTCTGACAAATTCATCTTTGTTTGAGTATTTAAAATCAAAGTTATAACTAGATAAGCTGCACAACAATAAAGTTGCACATATAGATTTAATCATTTTTCTTGTTCACATCTTCACATTTTTTGCGAACAGTTTTAAAAGAATCTCCTAAATCTAATTCCTTATATCTGCCACATAATTTTAATAATTCTAATTCTTGCTTGAGTTCCATATTTTCAATCATCATTCTTTTATATGGATCAGTACAAGTTGAGCCAAATTCTTTTCTAAAACGAATACCAACTTTACCACTATCGCCAAAGTAATCAGAATCACTATTCATTCGTTGGTCGTAGTCGTATCTATCAACTTCAGTATAAAGTTCCCAACTTCCTTTTGAACAATGAGTAGGATAGTCATTTAAGTATTCATTAACTGCGACAACTGGTTTAGAAAAAACAACTAATACAACTAATAAAAGAAATAAAAATAAAGCTACTAATCTTTCATTCATTAGTAACCTCCTGATAATTGTCTTTCCAACTCCTTTAGATCATACTTAAATTGGTTTATATCGTCTCTTAAAGTGTAATAACTTTGTTCTATTGCTCTTAATTCTGCTTCTGAAGCAAGTTTATATGATCCTTGTTCTAAAGAATTAACTCTTGCCTCAATTCTACCAACCCAAGTAACAAGTTCGGTTATCTCTTTAACAAGTTCTTCTCTTGCAATAGTATAATTATTAGCATTAGTATTAGTTTTTTCTGAATAAAGTTGATGAATATTTTCTATATCTTTGTGCAAGACCATAATTTGATCGGCACTATCATCTATTTTAGTTGTTAATTTATTTATATAGTTAAGACCACCATAAGCCCCTGCAATTACTGAAAGAACAACAGGTATTGAAGCTAAATATTTTAACATTTAATTTTGTATAGCTAATATAATTAAACCTCCGACAATACTAACTGCGTACATTGTAATAATTATTTCCATACATCTCCAAAGTTAAAAAAAAGCAATATCCAAACATTATTTATTCCATTTCTCTTTTGATTTTAAAGTCCATTTTTTTAATTGTTCTTTTGTAATTTCTTTATCTACAAGAACTGCACCTTCTGGTATTTCGTTATATAATTTTATAACTTCGCCATCTTTTATTTCTACAATAGCTTCTCCACAAAAAGCATCTTTTTTAAATTCTTCATCTCTTGCGAGTAATCTTTTTTCTTTTAAACATTCTGATATAGAAGGCATTGGAATATATTGGGTAAGTCTATCTTCGGTATCATTCATATTACCAAACAAAAACATAACAATAATACTAATTACTTCCATTTGCTCTTACCTTGTCTTTTAATTGTTCTACATCTTTTTGAAGTTTAGAAACTTGATCTTTTAAAAAATCAATATTGACTCTATTGTTCATCATTGACTCCATTTCTTTTTGGATTGTTTCTAATTGTTTAGATGTAAATTCAAGAAGCATATATTGCTCCTGATCGATAGGCTTCTGATCAGCAGCTTTTAATAAGTCAGCTTCAAATAATGTTGCTCTAGTTTCTAATTTTGTTATTCGTTCCTGGAGAGTGAAGAAGCTCATCGTTCCAATCGCTATGGCTGCACATATCGCCAAAAGATTTCGCATCGGCATTGAAACCGAAGTGTTGTCTGATAGTTTCATTTACCACAATCACACTCTGATTTGCCACATTCACATTTAGGATTAATCATAGCTTATCCATTTCTTCTTTAAATTTAGTCCAAGTAATTTCCGAATGAGGATTTGTTTTAGTTACGATTGAAGTATCATTACTATCTTTTCCAGTAATCCATTCAATATTATTAAATTGTTCTTCTGTTTCTATTCTTCCACTTACAGTAAGCTGAACATTAGCTTTTAATTTATTCATAGCTTCTATAACTTTTAAATGATGTTCTGAATTATCCATTATACTTCTATCTCCATACAGGTATAGCGACCTTGCAAACCAAAACCATCATTATTACAATTAAGATAAGCAGTATCGCCATCACTTGTTAATGCTAGTGAAATATCAACTCCAACAGTTCCTGAGCCACTAGCAGTAGTTAAAATATTACTATAATGAGTCCAATTAGCCTCTCCATAACTTCCATGTGCTTTAGTAACACTTGTAGTATTAGCAGTATTTGTGCCATCAGTAATTTGACATCTTCCAAATACAGAAGATTGGTCAGAATTATTTTTAACTTTTAATCCAGTAACTATTAATAAAACTTTATTTCCTTTAGTAACAGTAATTGCATCACTAACAGTTTTAAGAGTGGCATAACTCATATTACTTGTAGTCGTAGTGTCTATTGAGCCAAAACTTTCATTCACGACTTGTTTAATTTTTCCTGCACTAATACCAGTTAAACTAGCACCACTAATAGCAGGTAAATTACCAGTTAATATTGTTGCATCTAAAGCTGTTGCTGATCTTGCATTAAGTTTTGTTAGTGCCATTATGCGTCCTCCAATGTTTGTACTCTAGCTTCTAAAGTTTCTATTTTTGTTATTGCTTCTTGTAATGCTCCAGTTAATAAAGGAACTAATTTGCTTTGGTCTATGCCCTGAGGTTTAATATCTCCATTTTCATCAACTGCATCTTTTTCGCCACTAATTGCTTCTGGAACTACACTTGATACTTCATGTGCAATAAAACCATCTACTAAAGTTTTATCTTCATTTGATTTCCAATAAAATTTTCTAGGCTTTAATTGTTTAAGTTTTTCTATTCCATCTGTTTTATCTACAATACCATCTTTTAATCTATAATCTGAAGAAGTATTGTAAGCTACTGCATCATTTGTTCCATTTCTAATTATATTACCTATTTCTGTTCCTTGCCTTCTAAAATTAAAATATGTTGCATTATTAGCTCCATCTTTATCATTCATGTAAGCACCAGACTCACTACTTCCACCAAATTCTGCGTTTAATTTATAAGAACTATTTCCATCATTATCTATAATCATTCTGCTAGTTGCTTTAACAGCTCCATTATTATCAATCTCTAGTCTTGAGCTACCATTGACTTCAACAATCATTTTATTTAAATCGTGTCTATATCTAATTTGACCAATAGTGCTTGAATCAGTATCGCCAAAATTTAATCTACATGAGTTTGAATTTCCAGATTGTATTTCAAATGTACTATCGCCACTATTAGCAACCATTAATTTTGGGTCAGCATAAGTTACATTAGCTTCGCCTTCTAAAGTATTCGCTGTGCCACTACCTGTAATAACTCTGTTATCTGCATTGTTATTTATTGTTGTGCCAGAAACAGTTTGCCAACTATTATCTCCTCGTAAATAATTTGAACTGCTAGGAGTTCCAGTAGCAGAAAGTTGAGCTAAACCAATGGTGTCATCTGATACTGTTCCAACATTTAAAGTATCTCCTAATATTAAAATAAAATCTATAACATCTGAACTTGTTAATGCACTTGCAAAGGTAATTTGAGATGAAGCACAAGTGAAGCTGTCTCCACTAGACTGAACTACTCCATTCAGGGAAACTATACATTGATTTTGATTTGGATTAACTGCTACTCCCCCAACTAAGAGGTTATATGTTGCTGTGGCAGATGTAGTGATCGCATCACATTTTCTAAAATTGCCAACTTCTGGCTTGTTTCCGACATAAGGCATCTAACTACTCTCCTTTGGGTTGTCATCTTTAATTTTTTGTATTCTTGCTTTCCAAGTATCTATATCTTTAAATATTTCATCAAGTTGATCTCCAATATCTCCATATAAAGATTTTCTAGTTGCACGAATTTTATTGTTGTTTTCTAATTTAGTTGCTTCGCTTTCAAGTGCGTTTAGTTGTTCGTCTGTTGGTTTAGATACACCAGAAACATTCCATACCTCTATGTATGCACCAGAGCCATCATCTCTTAAAGAAAAATTACTTCTTTCATCATCATAATTTTTAGAATTATTTTGAAGATATATTTTTATTTTTAAATCTAATTGTGTCATGTTATTAACTTATGCCCTCCAAACCATGTATATTTTTGGTTAGCTGCAGCTCCCACTATTTTTCTATCGCCTGAACTATTATTTATTTTTGCATAAACTTGCATATAATCTGTTGTGTTAAAATCTACTGTTGTTGTCCATGATATTACACCTTGTGGAATACTGGTTATCCAATATGTAACCATGTGTTGTGATCCATTTTTATATAACTTTACAATATTTTCATTACTATCTGCTGTGCTTGTACCTAAAATTTGTACTGATCCATATAATAAATATTTACCAGCTACTGCTGGAGTAAATCTTCCATTAGATGTGTCATATTTTGAATCTGAATCAAAAACTTCTGTATCAAAAGTAATCAAAGTATCTGTATCATTAGTAATATTTGAAGTTGTTGCCGATAAAAATGCTTCAAAAGCAGGAGTATTAGCTCCACCTGCACTCGCCCAAGAATTATCTCCACGAAGGAAAGTTGAACTTGATGCTGTTCCTGTTGCTGATAGTTCAGCTAATCCGATTGCATCATCAGATACTTTTGGATTTGTGATTGCGTTGTTTTGTAGTTTAGCAGTAGAAATAATATTATCTTCAAGATCAGAACTTGTTAAAGGTGTTGAAGTAGGTGTGTTGCCAATATATCCCATGTATTATCCTTATGTGCTTATTGCATCCACAACACTAACCCATGCGTCTAATGAACTAGCTGTGTCTGATTTAACATAGAGGC